AGCTATGCGGACTTGGGCTTGGATTTCAACAAGGTTTACGTAAACATCTTTGCAGCAGCAAATATGGTGGATTTGCAGCGCGACACGAGTGGCGACAGGTTCATCTGGGCTGGCGATCTTTACCAAATGCAGAATGAAAACAGCTGGTTTGTCCAAGATGGATGGGCCAGTGCCTTGGCAGTCAGATACAAGCAAAACGCAACCGGACCTGCGTGATGAATGACAACGCGCTTATCAATGTTCTTGCAACGCAGCTGGAAGCCGCGAGCGCGAGCGCGGGTTGGAATTATCCGGTGATTCAAAAAAATCAACCGACGCAAGAAGGCACTCCGACTGCTCCCGCCATATTCTTTGAGAAGTTATTCGATGATGAATATGGATTTCCTATGGTGAGCTATCCGACGTACAACCAGCCATCAAACACGTTCACACAACAAGAAGATCAATGGACTGAGACACACTTTCAAGTGTCCGCACTGGTCATACAAGACGTCAGCAACCTGAGCCTTCCTACAGCGTCCGATGTAGTAAACTACATGAAGCAGTACATAAACAGCAGGGCATGTTTGGCCCAGTTGAAGACTGCAGGCGTTGGGATTCTTCGAGTCACGTCGGTTCGCAATCCGTACTTTAAGGATGACCGCGAGATATACGAGGCCAACCCGAATTTTGATGTCGTGTTGCAGCACAAACGAACGATCACTGCAAGCGTTGGGGCATCCAACAAAGTGGTCGGAGCGACTGTGACAGGGATACAGGGTCAGGGAGTATTTCCAGTAATTGACGGTCCTGGCGAGACGGCAGGCTGATGGCCAAAAAGAAAACTCTCGTTGAGAAGCATCTTGAAGTGCTGAAGGCGCTGAAGGATGGATACGTCATCGAAGCTGGATGGTTTGAAACGAATCGGTATAAAGCTGGAAAGGACGTGCCTGAGAAAATGGTCGGCCAGCCAATTGCAAAGATTGCGCGAATCCAAGAGTTCGGAGCGTCAATCAAGCGCGGCGATAAGACGATCACCATTCCAGCGCGTCCTTTCATGCGTTTGGCGCACTCTAAGTTTGGGTCAAAGCGCCGTTCGATTCAGAAAAAGATTGCGCATCAGCTGATAAGCGGCGAAGTAACGCCGCAGCAAGCCGCAGGGCAAATCGGTCTGGTGCTTGAAGGTTGTATCGTTGATAGCATCAAGAACGGCGGTTGGGCGCCAAATGCTGAATCGACGGTGAAGAATAAGGGATTCGACAAGCCCCTTATTGACTCCTCGCAAATGTGGCAGGGAGTCACAAGCCAAGTAACAACAGTAAAGCAAAGTTAACCTAATGGAGAAACGGACGTGATTAGCCAGTCCCGTTATGTAAACATCGTATCCGGCGTGGGTGCTGGCGCGGCGGTGGCCCAGCGTCAGTTGATCCTTCGCTTGATCACGCAGAACAACCTTCTGCCGCCTGGCCTCGTTGCGGAGTTCGTCAATGCCTCCTCGGTTGGCGCATACTTCGGCATGCAATCTGAGGAATATTACCGTGCCGTGGCATACTTCGCTTTCATCAGCAAGCAGATCACGTCGCCGCAGCGCATTTCGTTTGCGCGATGGGTGTCGGCAGCAATTGCTCCGATGATTGTGGGCGACACCATTGCCAAGGTTCTTTCCTCGCTCGTCGCGATGACGGCAGGAACGCTTACCATCAACAGTGGCGCCACGCCGTCCAACATCACCGGCATCAATCTTTCCACGGCCACGACGCTGACGCAAGTTGCTTCGTTGTTGCAGACGGCCCTTCAGGCCGCAGGGACTGTGATCACGGCTCCTGGCGTGCCCACGACCGGATCGACGGCAGGCGGAACGCTTGCTGGCGCGACGTACTACGTCAAGGTGACGTACACGAATTCAATTGGTGAAACGTTGCCGTCGAATGAGCAGACGCAAATTGTCGCGGCAAACAACCTGCTGACAGTGACATCGCCCGCTGCATCGACGGGCGCGACCGGCTACAACGTGTACGTATCGACGGCGACCGGCACCGAAACGAAGCAAAACACCACACCGATTTCCATCGGCACGAATTGGACGGAGCCCACCACTGGCCTCGTCAGCGGTTCGAATCCGCCGTCGTCAAACACGACTGGCAGCGCCCAGTTGACGACCTGCACGGTGACATACAACACGAACACCAACCAGTTCGTGCTCACCGGCTCCACGCCTGGCTCGGGCACGCTGTCTTGCACGCCGTCCGGCCTTGCCACGGACCTCGGCCCGCTCCTCGGCTGGACGACAGGTGGAACGGTACTGGTTGCCGGTCAAGCGGCAGATACGCCCGACGTTGCGGTGTCGAAATCGGCTGCGATCAGCAACAACTTCGGCTCGTTCGCATACTGCACGCCTTCCACGCCGCTCACCAATTCGCAAATCGCGTTGATCGGCGCTTGGACGGACCTGCAGAACAACCAGTACATGTACTCGCTGGCGACGCCGTTGGCCAACCTGCAGACGTTGTATGCCCTTCTCAAGGGCTACAGCGGTGTGGCAATCAATATTCTGTCCACCACGCAAGCAAACGATTTCGTTGAGCAATCGCCCTGCGAAATTCTGGCGGCCACGAATTACAACAACCCTGCCGCGTCGCAGAACTACATGTTCTATTCGTTCGCTTCGCGCAATGTGACCGTGAGCGATGATACGACGGCAAACACCGTCGATGCAAGCCGTGGCAACTACATCGGCGTGACGCAGCAGGCCGGTCAACAGCTCGCGTTCTATCAGCGTGGCGTGCTTTGCGGCGGGTCGCAAGCTGCTGTGGACATGAACACGTTTGCGAACGAAATGTGGATGAAGTCCTCGTTCAGCGCAAACTTCTTGTCGCTGTTCCTGAACGTGCCTGAAGTCCCTGCCGATCCGGTTGGTGCCGGGATGCTTCTTGGCGTGATGCAGCCGACGATCAATCTTGCCAAGAGCAATGGCGTGATTGCACCGGGCAAGACGCTGACGGCCGTGCAGCAGCAGTACATCACCAGCATCACAAACGATCCGAACGCTTGGCGCCAAGTCCAGACGCTGGGGTACTGGTTGAACATCACGTTCACATCGCAGTCAAATCCGAATAGCGGACTTACGGAGTGGGTGGCCAACTACCTCTTCGTGTATTCGAAGTCGGATGCAATCCGCGCTGTGAATGGCTCGGATGTGATGATCTAATCCGGTGTCGCGGCTGGTGTGAGGAAGTAGAACATCAGCCGCTCGCGTACAATCAGGACATTCATTGGAGTAGCAAATGGCACAGGATATTTCCGTCTTTGGCCTGACCGGAAACCTCACGGCAAGCAAGACGTTTCCGAATGGCATGTCGATTTCGGAGTTTGCGGACGATGCTGACCCGCTCGATTCACCCGACCTCGAAATTGCAGACATGTCGATGGGTCCGAATGGCGACACCATCACATGGTCGCGTCCGCAGCTGATCGAGATTGTGGTGAATGTCATTCCGCAGTCGCAAGATGACTTGAACCTCACAGCCCTGGCCGATGCAAATCGCGTGGCCAAAGGCAAGTCCTCGGCGCGCGACGAAATCACCATCGTCTGGACGTATCCGAACGGCATGAAGGTGACCGCCAGCGATGGCAAGATGGTCACCGGGCCTGTCGTGCAATCGGGCTCCAGCAATGGACGCGCCAAGACGAAGCGGTTTGCCTTCCGTTTCGGTCAAGTCACGCGGCAGAACCCGACGAACTAAGCATGCTGGCAATTCCGCTGGCCCAGGTGCCCAATCAGCAAATTTCGTTCAATGCGGACGGTGTGTTGTGGACGGTCAAGGTTTATCAGGCCATCAACCACATGTGCGCCGACATATCAAAGAACGAAGTGCCTGTGGTCAGCGGAGTCCGATGCTTCGGCGGCGTGGCCTTGATGCAATATCCGTACATGTACGCTCCGAATCTCGGAAATTTCATTTTCGACTCAGATGCTGACTGGACGGAGTTCGGAGCGACTTGTCAGCTGTATTACCTGGAGCAAAGCGAGATTTCGACGTTCCTCAATGCGCTGAGTAGCGGAGTTATTTGATGGCGACGCAGACGATTCAATGTAACGAAAACAATGATCTGTATCTGCCTGACGGGCGGAATCTTGTCATCATCACAGGATCGACGGCGTGCGCGCAGAATCTCAAGCAGAAATCGCTCATGCGTTTGGGAGAGAATCAATACAACGTCAATGATGGCATTGACTATTTTGGGACGATTTTCACGCCGCAGCCGGATTACGATGCTGCGCGACAATCGATCTCACAAAATCTTCTGGAGTGCCCTGATGTTCTCTCGATCAACGCTTTGACGATCACGCCGCAAGGCGATCAGTTCGGATATGAGGCTGACGTGCACACCATTTATGGATCAATCACTACTGGCACTGGAGGCGTAACGCCATGAGCAATGTTTCGAGTCACAAGCACGTCGCGCACGGCGTTGTTGAATTCAACATGAAGCCGTCACAGCACGCGGCAGCAGACCAAGCAACTGCTGATGTCCAGGCTGTGCCGTCGCTTGCCGCCAGCCCGATTTCGACCGGCCCTGCTCCTGGCCCGGTGGTGCAACACGCGACGGGTCCGGCTCTGGAATCCGAAGACTCTGCCGAGTAAGGTGATTTGTGATTGATGTCAGCGCATTTGGAACGGGAATAACGATCATTGCCACCACATCGTTTCCGATGGGGTTTTCGTTATCCAAATTCGCTGACGACGAAGACCCGCTGAGCGTGGAGCAGGTCGAAGTCAGCGGCTTTGAGAAGTTGTATGATGGCAGCATCTTCATCTATGATAAAACCTCGCCAATCCTGTTGAGCGTCGGCGTGGCACCAAACACGGACGACGACATCAATCTGAAGATTCTTCTGCAGATGAGAAAGTCATCGCCATCGCTGCTGCCGCTTCCTGACGTCACATCGATGGTCGTGACATATCCGGACGGCGGCAGAGTCATTCTGTCGAATGGCTCCATAATCAGCGGCGCAATTGCCGACTCCATAACGTCGCAAGGTCGCAAGAAGGGCAATTCCTATCACTTTGTCTTTGGCACGTTTGCTGGCGCTCAAAGTTTCACGGAGTTGGCCGCTGGCGTTGTGCAGACGGCCCTCAGCCTAGCGTGATCCTATGCCAAACAGCATTCTCGCCAGTCTGCTGTCCAAGGCATCCTTGTCCATCAAGAGTAATGCGACAGGCCTGGACATTGCGACGAATCTGAAAGTTTCCAG